GTAGTTTGAAAAACTTCCGCTAAAATATCTTAGTGCTGCGCTAACAGTACGATAATTACTGTTAAAGATAATGTCATATCTAATAGCATCAAGTAACAATCTTGTATCTCTACGACACTTGTCTTCGTCATATGTAAAGCCAGCCCAAATACTAGGAGTCGCTGCTGCAATTTGCGCATTGATCCAAGTCACAACATCATCAGCAATAAGATCTTTGTTTGAAGATAACAGTTCGTATGCTTTTTTGTATTCCGGTTCTCTAAAACGTAGAACAAATTCTTCAACAGGTGCATCACGATTGATACCTACAATACTGATTGTTTGTTTACCGTCTGCCTGACCAGTTGCTGTAACAAAACTTCTATCAAACGCAAATGCTTTAGGTGAATAACCACTACTACGTAGAGCATACAAACCAAAGTTGGTAGCAGAGTTGGTAATTGAACAATATCCACCCGACTGACAGTAAACACCGTTGAGCAGGAAGATTTCAAAACAAGACACGATCTGTGCATAAGCATCATTGGTTAATCGCCACGCAGTACCACCAAATGATAGAATAGTAAATGCGTTAGCAACCATTGACTTACCTTGTTCAGGTATAGCACCAACAACTGGATTTTCAGCTTCGATACCGTAGGTCGGAACGTTGGGCGATTCAACTTTAGCACCGTCAATCTTAGCACCGTTCATACCTAAGAACGAAATAATACTGGCGTTTTGAATGTAAGGTGAAGTAAAAATTGTTGGTCTTGTGTTTGGTAGGTTTGGATAATCAGCACGGTCTGTAACATCTGTTGCAAACGGATCATCAAATGAAACAGCGTAGTCTGCTGTAATAGTTGGAATAAAGTTGTCGTCGACACCGTCTCGGAATGTAAATTCACCAAAGTAACAAGCGTTACGAACACGTAGCATGTCCAAGTTAGCATTTGCAGGGCGAATAATACAACCACGCAAACCATCACCTTTGATAACTGTGTTGTCAGGAACAACAATTGGGTTGTCTTCTGTATAGTCGCCAACTGCAACTTTAATGTTTACACGTTTGAAGTTGATAGAACCATCACTGTTGTAAACTAGTCCTGAGGCAATCTGACATGCACGTTTTACAGTTTTAACTGGAGCACTCTGTCCATCGTTATCGTCATCACCTTGTTCTTGCGAAACGTAAATTACGTTACCGCCAAAAATATCTGGATCAGTAAATTCTAAGTTACCACTGCCGTCTGTTTTTAAAATTTGACCAACAGTACCGATTGACGGAGGCAATGTCATACGGTAACCTTGATCTAGTGTGTCTGGTGCTTTAAGTCCTACTCCTGCATCACCTGATGCTGTAAGTTCTTTAAATGTAAGAGTGTTTGCATCTTCAACATCGATGCTGTTGTAAAAATTTACACCTGCCGCAGTGTACTGAGCAGTGTCTTGACCATTTACTCTAATATTGATTTCTGCTGCTGCACTATCGCCCTTGTCGTCAATAGCAACTTCTGTATCGTTATCAAAAATACGTCTAGTAACATCTTGCACTGTGTTATCATCACGTAGTAAGAATATCTTACCATCTGCTGTGTTGATAGCTAATTCGCCTGATTCTAATTGAGATACAATCGGTTGCTTACCCGCGACCGCACTGCGTTTGTGTTTAATTCTAGTTGCCATTCGGCGTGCCTCCTATTTAGGTACGGGTCAAGTCTATATAGACGCCCTGAAATATGCGATAGAAATCGCTGTATTGTTATTTATCATAGGAGTAAAAGTGGTAGCTTTATTAGAAGCTACCACCATCTAGTGTATCAGTCCATATTGGAGTTGCATCAACATCACTTGTTACAGTAAGTACTTGGAAACTTTCATTTATATCGCTTGTTCCTGCTGCATCTGTTACCTGTAACGGATCAGCTGTATTACCATACAAAATACCATTTGTTGTAAATTCACTTACACCAGTACCACCATACTGTACTTCCAAATCATTGTTTGTTAGTATCAGTGTACCATCAATGGTTACATCAATATCAAATGTAGTATTGCCATTTACAGTACCGCCTGTAAGTTTATTTAGGTATCTGTTCTCAACATATGTTGCAACGGCTTTCTGTGTAGGCACAGTATTAAAGTCTTGTGTACCAATACTTGCAATCAAATTTGCATTGTCACTAACTTCTTTCAGTTCAACACCAACCGGAATACCGTCTCTAATAAACGGACCAACACTGGTTAGACCCGACAAGTCAATTTCATTAGCGTTCAGTGTAATAGCACCTGTAAGAGCGTTTACACCAAAGAAGTTACCAACTCTAAAGTTACCAATTTGGTCAACAGTACCACCAGCAAACACTCTACCTTGATTGCGTTCAATAATTTCTTGTTCTGGTATTGCTGTACCGCCAAAGAACGGTAAGGCATTATATGTAACACCGGCACCAACATATTCAAATGCATGACCCGATGTACTAATTGTACTCACGTTGTACAGTGCTGCTTTCTTATCTTGTGTAACACTGGTTAAACCTGGGAAGATAGTAACTTGAGCTGTGCCACCATATTCTGCATTCAATGCATCTGTTGCTGTATCAGCAATAGTGTTTTGTGCATTTAGCATTACGTTTCTAATACTATGGTAAACAGAACTACCTAGTTCGTGATTATGAGGTACTTCATGCCATCCTGCTGTGCTATTTTCTAAAACAGCTAAACCAATTCTATCAACTAACAATTCAATATTTTGTCCAACTGTTGCACTAGCATCATTGTTAGTTAGGAAAACTTGACTTTCTAAGTTGTTATAACTCTTAGTAACAGGATCGTTAGCAGCAACTTGTTTCATAATATCACCTAAGTAATAATATGTGTAAGCTGTTATATCACTTTGATTTGCATAGTCTGTATTTGTAAGATTGTTTAAAATTGCACCACTGTAATATGCTTCGCCTGCTCTGCGTGATTGCTTATTACCGCCATACATAATATCATATAGAACTGCATCAATAATGTATCCAGTATCTCTCTTACACTTGTCTATGTTATAATCAAATCCTAGTATACTTTCGTTGATATAATCAACTGTGCCTTGTTGTATATTTGCTTTTTGAGCTAATAGTTGTGATCCAGTAGATCTTGTCAATAATGGTAACCAACTGTAATCTGCTTCAACTTCTGCAGGTGTTCCTACTAGTGTTTGATTATCAACAGCATCTTTTACAATACCAATCAGACTTACTGCTGTTCCGCTTTCTACTATAGTGCCATACGCTCCGCCTAGTACTTGGCTTTCAGGGTTGCCTGCTTGAGGTATTACAGCAACACCCTCGATACAACTTTCGACAATGTTTTGCAAGTGCGCATATGCTGCCACTGTATTGTCTTTTTGCTCATCTGGTAGATAATTAGCAGTTCCTAAGAAGTATGCTCTAGTTGCAATCAATGTTGCAATATTACCAGTGTATAGTAAATCATATGCAACTGCATCAAGTATTTGTCCAGTATCTGAGCGACACTTGTCTTGATCATATGAGAATGCATTGTAAGTAGTTTCTAGGAAACTAATTGTGCCTTCTACAATTGTATCTTTTTCTGTTTGTAGATTATCAATTGCTGCTTGCGCACCTGCTGTTGCCCAAGTAGTATCTGGGTAAGTCAGTGTAGGCAATTGATCAGTGCCGTTTTCAATTACATCTTGTATAATTTGTAGTAAATCTTCTGCTCTAGTCACTTCAGCTGCTGTTGCAGCACCTGCAACATTATCCTGTATTTCTACACTTTGTTCTGGATCTGCTACTGTTACATCTAATAATACATCGCCTAATAGTGTTTTAACCCAGCCTAATGCTTGGGCAGTTTCAGTTTGTTGTCCGCCTACTTGACTTGATGCGCCAACATAGTAACTTTGTGCTGCTTGATAAGTTGCAGCATTCCCGCCGTAAAGTATATCATAAGTTAGTGCATCAATAATATATTTTGTATCTCTGTTACACTTTGCACTATCAAACGTAAAGTCTCTAGTAAATGTAAAGTTGATATAATCAATTACAAGATTTTGTAATGCAGATGTTCTATCTATTAGTGATGAAAAATCAGCTTGTAAATCTACATTTACCCAACTTAAATCTGTTTCATTATCAGAAGGTAATACCGAAATGTCTTCGGAGTTTATAACATCTTCTACATATTGAATCAAGTTATCGGCTGTGCCTGCTGGAATAGGTCCTGCGCCACCTAGACTTACATCTTGTGTTATTCCTGTTTGTTCTAAAGTTCCGTGTGCAATATTTTGAATAACATCTGATAAAACATTTGCTAATTCGTTGTATGCTGCAACAGTTGCTACCTTTTGTCCTGCACCTAATTGACTTTGTGTACCTACATAATAACTTTCAGCTGCTTGCTTTGTTGCAAGGTTACCTGGATACAAAATGTCATAACAAATAGCATCAACAATGTATCTTACATCTCTTGCACATTTATCTTCATCAAATACTAAACTTGGATAGTTATTTGTCACATATGCTGTTGTTTCTGCTGCAAGGAAATCTCTGTTGATCTGTAATTGGTCTACTGCTAATGTAAAGTTTGCATTTATTCCGCTGTCAGGGAATACAATAGCGTCTGCTGCTGTATCAGTACTAACTTCACCATTTAATATAATATCCAAAATTTCATTGAAACCAGCTTTTACTCGAGATTTAAATAAACTTGATAATCTAAAGAATTCTTCATCAATTCTGTCTCTCAGATATTCAATTGCTTTTACAGTTTGTAGATTTTGTCCACTTAGCACATACGAACTATTTGCACGTTGATATGCTAAACCTGCTGTTACACTGTTATAGTTTGTTCCTATTGCAGCATCATAAGATACTGCTTCAATCATTATAGCAACATCTCTTTCACACTTCGCCTCATCGTATATAAATGACTGGAAAGTGTTAGCAATAAAGATAGAAACGTTTTCTTGTAGTGTTTCTTTATTGCCTTTAATTGTGTTATAAGCCTGTTGCTTTTCAGTTGATGCCCATGCAATGCTCGGAGTTTGTGTTGCTGGAACACTGTCTAAGTTACCCGCTCTAATTACATCTTCTATAATTTGAACTAAGCCTTCAGCGTCATCTGATTCAGTTGAACTTGCAGGTGTGCCTGCTGTATTTTGCGATTCTGCGTTTGCAGGTGTTTTAACAACTGCTGCTTCAATAACAATATCACCTATAATATCTTTCAATCTAGCATAAGCATCAGCCGTTGCGGCCTCTTCGCTTGGACTTCCTAGTTGGCTAACGCCATCAACAAAATAACTGTTAGCAACTGTGATAGTTGCACTGTTTCCACCGTACAAAATGTCATGACACAGTGCATCAACAATGTAACCTACATCTCTTTCGCATTTTACACTATCGTAAGTTAAACTTGGAAAGTTTGCTGCAATCCATGCTGTAATCTCTCTAATAATAAATTGTTTATTCGCAATAAGTTGATCTTTTGCTTCAACAGCGTTAGGTGTTGGTAGTACACTTGGAGTAGGAAATACCAATGCATCTGCGGCTGTATCTGTGCTGATCACACCATTTTCTAAAATATCAATTACTTCATCCATTGCTGCATTAGACAATGGTTCAACAACATCTGTTAGTCCTAACAACACTAATTGTGATTTTAGTTCTTGCAGTGCTGCTACTGTTTGTATTTTTTGTGTATCTTGCAAATAAGCGTTACTTGCTCTTTGATACGCTAAACCTGCTGTCACGCTGTTGTAATTTGTGCCTAAACTAATATCTAATGCTACTGCATCTGCAATTAGGCCAACATCTCTTTCACACTTTGTTCTGTCAAATGTAAAGTTTTGATAGTTGTTTTGTATAAATGCAACTGCTTCTGCTGCAAGAAAATCTCTATTGTTTTGTAGTTGTGCTTTTGCTTCAATTACACCTGCACTTGCACCAGTTGGATTGGTAAATGTTAGCGGATCTGCACTTGTATCGGTGCTTACTACACCATTGTTTAAAATGTCAATCACTTCATCAAAGTTTGCTTCAACTGCTGTTTGTGTGCCTGCATCTCCTGCTGTTGCAAGACTTGCTTCGCCTTTTGCATAGTTTAATGCTGCTGTTGTTTCTGCTAACTGATCAGCTACAACTTTAGTGCTATTAGCTCTTTGATATGCTAATCCATTGGTTACAGCATTATAGTTTGTACCAAGTAATGCGTCATAACCTGCACCATCTATGATAATTCCTGTGTCTCTACGACACTTTGTTTCATCATATGTAAAGTTGTTTGCATTGATATATGCTACAACATCTTCTTGTAAGAATGCACGGTTTGCAACCAGTTGTTCGTGTGCATTTATCAATGCTGTTGCAGCAGGACCTGGTGTTGGATATAAATTACCTTCACTTGGTAATTGATCATATTCAATTATGTTTAGAATATCATCAAACAGGTCACTTACAGTTTGCTGGAATGTTGCATCTCTATTAGCTGCTTCGACTGCTAACCTACCTGCATATCTCAATGCAATAATTGTAGCAGGTTTTTGCTCAGTATTTAGATATGCAACGTTTGCTCTTGAGTATGCAAGACCTGCTGTAATACTGTGATGGTTAGTGCTTAGTAGAGCATCTCTGTACACAGCATCTATTAGATATCCCACGTCTCTTTTACATTTTTCAACATTGTATGTAAGTGTAGGATTATTAGCAAGATTGTAATCAATTGCTAATCCAATGTTATTTGACACTTGAGATAGTATCTCATTGAATGCTTCTACTTGTGGAATAGGCTCATCTTCTACAAGAGGATATGTTTTAGTATCTAGATTTGTCAGTGCTTGCTCGTTGATTACTAATTCTAAATTTTGTATCAATCCTGCTAGAATTGTTGCTTCAACTTGTGTAGCATCTCCGCTTGAAAAATCTTGCGATTCTACATTTCCTACGGTTGCAGTAACAGTTAAACCTCTTACCAAGCGTTGCGAAATAAATCTTACTCTTGCAAAAGAATCTTCAATTGCAGAAATTTGTTCTGCTGTAAAGTTAGACCAAGTAACATTTGTAAAGATATATTGTGTCTCTTGTACAGTAGCAGTGTTACCACCATACATTACATCATAACTTAGTGCATCTACTAGATTTTCAAGATGTGCAGTCCATTCTGCTACATCATATGTAATTGTATCACTTTGTGTGTCCAAGTATGCAAACCATTCTGCAACAATAAAATCTTTGTTTGCTTGTAAATGATCTTTCGCATCAATACCGTTTTGTCCAGAACCAACCGAAGCTGGATAAGTTGACACAATACCTGAACTATCACCGTCATCTACAACGTTTTTAAGTATGTTTATTGTTTCTGTAACAGCAGCTAGTGCTGGTCCGTTTGCTTGAACTTTTGCCAATGCGCTAAACAGTTGATACAAATAATCAAAACTAGATAAGAACATACTTCTAAAACGTGGACGATAAGTAAATTCTTGTGCTTGTCTTACAACATTGTGATTACTACCGTGGGCAACATAATATGCCATCTCGGTTAGTATTTGTGTTAGTTCTGTTGTATATGTAGATTGATTATAACTTAGTTCAGTGAATTGGTCATTTATATAAGCAGTCAACTCATTTATAATAAAGTCTCTGTTAGCAAGGATATTATCTTTTGCTTCGATAACTTCATCGTCTATAAGTGTTAAATCATTCAAACTATCAGCAAGATCGCTTCCTAAATAATTTGTGTAACTACTATCACCTGCATTGAGTGTATCAACAATAACTGCAAATCTTTGATCAATTTCTTCTTTCATTGCAAGATTGTCAGTTAGTGCTTTCATTTCATCACGTGTAGCTTCAATACCATAAATTGTAGGAGCTAACTGGTCAAGAATCACTTTTCTACTTGTGCTACGCAAATAACTTGTAGCAGCCGCAGTAGATTGATAATATGTTCCAAAAACAATATCACTTGTTACAGCATCAATGATTCTTCTAATATCACGTTTACAAGTTTCAACATTGTATTTGAAAGGATTTACAGATATTTCATTTGCAGTAATGTAATAATATGTATCATCACCTTCAAATTTAATAATACTACCTGTTTGAGGTTTGTCTCTCAAACTTGCAACTTCAATGATACTATTGGTTCTTAAATTTACATCTGCTGTTGCATCAACACTAGCGCCTCCGCCGATAAATCTAACTTGAGGAATTTCGGTATATCCGCTACCTCCATCAATAATACTTACAGCAGATACAGTACCTGTTGTAAAATCAACTTGAGCAGTACCTGTTGCTGTTGTTCCGCCGGCACCAAGTGGTGGATCAAATTCAACTGTAGGTACACCAGAATAACCCAATCCTGGGAAGTCTAGCGTAACACTTGCAACACTTGAATAATAATCTTGTGTTGGAACAGCAGTGGTATATGCAACTGGATAGAAGCCATCTGCAACAACACCTTCTGTACCAAAGTCACTAACACTGTTCGAAATTGATAGGTATCCACCTTTGGTTGTTAGGAAGCCCACGCTACAGAAAACTGAGAAGCAACTAACAATCTGTGTATAACCAAAGTTTGTAATATGGAATCCAATACCACCTTGAGAAATCTGTGTAAACGCATCAGCAACAAATGAAAACACAAGTGATGCTGGATCATACTCGTCTCCGTCAACAAGTATACCGCCACCGCCGCCAGTTGGATTGATTTGTTTTTCTACTGGAAGACTTGGGTTATCTTCTAGTGTAAGAGGTCTGGCTCCTGGTTCAATTCCAGGAATCTGAACTGTTTCAAAAGGAATAAATTCTGTTCCATCGTTTAACCAAGGACCGTTCATGTTAGTACAGTTTTGCACGTACGGCGATGTTGTTACAAGAGCGCCTGGACGTATTCTTGCACACCATCCAGGTGCTCTTAGTCCTCTAAATGTCATCTGGAATAAGTAACAACCGTTACCCATAAAGAACAAATCATCTGTGTTGTTCTTAGGAAAAATTCTTGTGTTACGTAATTCGCCTTGTCCTGAAACAGTTACAAAATCACGAAGTGTGATAGGATTGTTTTCATAATAGTCGCCAGGAGCAACTATAATCAAACTACCTTCCGGAGCAACCTCGGCTGCTTTTTTAACACTAGCAAAAGCACCATTTTTATCTGCACTTTGGCCATCGTTGTCATCACTTCCGTCTTCTGTTACATAGTATACATTTCTTGTTTTAGGACCGGAAGCATCACCTGTAACAACCACGTCGGCATCAATTCTAAATTGTTTTCCCTCATCGAGGTTCATTTCCATGTTGCCGTCAGCTGTCAAGATAAATGTATTATCTCCAACCTTCCTGCTATGTATCGACTGTCTCTTTATAAAACTCATTTAAACTTCCAAAAAACTCAATGTTGCTGATAAAACTGTAGGTGATGCACCTACACATACTACTGTGTCGCCTTCTTCTAAAATCAATCTTTCCGCTGAAAAAGTAAATGTATCAGCACTATCAATTGGCAAATCATTTATAATACGATTTGCATCTGATTTTGATTGACCATCAGGTATAACATGAATATCAACTTTAGTATCGTTTGTTCCGCTACCATCATTGATACCGTTGTTACAAACAATAATTGTTGTAAGAGCATATTTTTTTCCAGCAGGAACAGTGACTAATGTTGTGTCTGTTGAGAGTATATTTGCATTCACTATTGCCATCTTTATTCCTTAAAATATAATACTGTATAGCAGGGCTTTATTCCTACTAACAAATTCGTCTTGTGTGCCATCTTGGTTGATAAAAAACAATCCAGTTCCGCCATCTGCTAGTGTTTTACTGTAAAGTGTAACACCTTCTGCAGGAGGATCAGCAGGATCTGATTCAAGCATAAAGTTTTGCCAACCATCGATTTGTACTTGACCTGTTCCGCTACCACGCAGTCTGATATTGCTATCAATACTACTTGTTGTAACGACAGGAATATCACCAGGATCGTTTATAATACGCAGTGTACCAAACTCTACTCTACTATCAAAAAAGTTTGTAAAGTTTGATCCATCTAAAGTAATAACAACTTTTGTATCGCCGCCGTCAATGTCAGCATCAAATACTTCTACGCTACTATCATCTTTTTCAATCTTTGATTGGAAAAAATATTCGTGATAGCTGTCTACATATTCAACAACACCAGTAGCGTTTATAAGTGCATCTTCTTTTCCAGCATTGATTGCACCAGCAAGAAAATTTATTTCTTTGTCTAGTGGATCAGGTGAAGTGTAATTCCAAATTTGACGCTCATAATCTGTTGTATCAAATGCTACAACAACACCAGTACCTTGACCGATTAAATACAAATCTTCATTTGTATCTGTCATGATACTGCTGGCATGAATACCAGCGTAGTCACCGTTACCTAATTTGAAAATAAAAGCACCTTCTGTAGAATCAGGTTTGCCGCCTGCTCTAATAGTGCTAATTTCTTCATCATAAAAAACTCTAGCATCAAATCTGTCTGGGCCACGTCCTATAATTAAACCAGCTTGGCGATCGTAGCCATCAAGCAAATCTGTAATACCGCCGTCGCCGCCGGGGTCATTACTATTGATTGTAAGTGTCTTATCTGCGATACTAACTTCAGTTGACTCTACTGTGGTTGTTGAACCAAACACATCCAAGTCGCCTGTAATTTTTACTTTACCGCCTTCGCCAGTATCTAATACAATCTCACCGTTTTCGTTGATTTGTATTGTATATCTGTCGACACCTATCTGGTTAAAACGCTCAGCCATTTAAGTTCTCCTTAAACTGCTGTTAGTACAATATAATCGCTTGAACTATCGTTTTCTAAAACCCAAGTGTATCTGTTACCTGAAAAATCTGTTGCAATTCTTTTTGTCATTTTTGCAATTGGAGTAGGTGCTGCACTGTTTCCGCCTACATAGCCGTTGATTCTCATTTCGCCATTGCTGTTAGGAATTGTGCTTTGTAGTACAAGTGGACCTAAATTAGTTCCGTCTTGATTTTTACAAGTAAATGTTTTTGCGCCACGCTGTTTGTAAATGTATGCGTAGTTTGTTGTTGTGTTGTATGTTGCATCAGTGTATGCAGTTCCGCCTGCATATGCTTCTACTCTGATACCTGTTGCTGATCCTAATGGTGTACCAATAGCGTCGGTTCCAAGTACATCTTTTTTTAGTGGACGTCCCATTGTTTTCTCCTTATGTTGACGTTCTAGGTCTACGCAGTGGGTGCTGCATAAGTCCTCGACGAGGCTCATTACCTTATCATAAGTATTTATCATTTTAGTAAAAATGGGTTATTACATCTACAAAAAAAGGCCTGCAATTATGTTGCAGACCTTTTCTATAATATATGATAGGTTGGACTAAGGATTACCAACAACCGCCTCAACAGATCCTGTCCATTAATTCAGCGGAGCCTAGCATCGGATAGTTACTTCCAAAATACGCATCTTCATGTCTCCATGCTCATGCGCTGCCACTACAGCTACTAGCCAAGTTACTGCCTCTGTAAAGCAGCGTTTCCTTGCACTATCTAACTCGGACCGTCGTCTTTGTTATGTATTAAATATAGCATATACAAAATAAAAGTCAACCAGTTTATTCAACTTTTTTTAAATTTTCTGCATGTTTTCTGCCATTTTTTTCTATTGGCTCGTATTCAACTCTATCACCTAACACAAGTTTGTGTTCTTTCTTTTTAAACAAAACATCGTGTCTATTTTGTCCCCATTCGTCTGGACGTATCAATCCGTGTATACCAATAAATTTATAAACTTGTCCTGTTACTATCATTACATCATCTCCAGTTGTAATAGTGTTTGATCTAATTTGCCAAAGTTATAAAGATGGATAGGATTATCTCTTAAATCTTTTACAAACTTTACAGTGTTGAAACCTTTTGTGTTTACATAAGTTAGTCCACGTAAATTACCAACTGCATATGCTACACTATCAGTAAGTCCACATAGTCTAGCATACTTCCACAGTCCTTCTAGTGTGCAATTAGTTGCTACACCAAAACGTGTTTTCTTTTCCCAAGTGTTTAGCAGTCGTGGATTAAAACACAGTTGACTTATACCGCCTTTAAAATGCATATACTTTGTCCATTGCATATTTGCATATGTTTCACTTTGTGGATATACTCCGCAGTACATATCAAAACCATAATCTTCTATAGTATCTCTTACTTCATAAAAAGTTTGATAAACTTTGCCTTCATATGTACTACCGCCGATAATCAAAACTTTATCAACGCCTGCTTTGCGCATTGCTATACAGTTTTCGTGTAATTCTTTTTCACTTTGCAAATTACGTGCTGCAATATGTGCAACTGCTTTTGCACTACCTGCTTGTTGATTTAATTCAATTGCAGCATCTTTAACACGAGATAAATCTGTTTTAGGCAAATGTGTTATACTTACACTACTTGCTGTATCAACTGCATATTGACTTAGTTTTTGTTTAGGAGTTTTTTCTACACTTATGTCCATGTAGTACTTATAATAAAAATAGGCCCCGTAGGGCCTATTTTAAAACTTATAAAACTAAAACTTAGCTGAAGCTTAGGTTATTTGTTGTAACTTGTACTTCTTCTAAGTAGTCAGCTGCGTTACCTAGAGACGAAGCTGTATTCGATAGCTCAACATATCCATAACGTGTCATGAACGAAACTGTTGGCTCGAATGTGCTTGGATCTAGGACAACACCTGAAGACATTAGTGGGATGTATGGGCAGTAGAACGCTGCTGCGTCTGACTCGCTTGTACCTTTGTATCCAACTAATACGTCATCATCTGCTGCGTATGTGTTTACGTAAATTTTCATTGCGTTGTTCAATGTACCAACCATTTTTGTGTTTGTTGGTGCTTCGAATGTACCTTCTGTAGTACGTGCAAATGCTGAAGTTGTAGCAGACTGTAAGATTGTCAATACAGCTGGAGATACAACAGCCCAGTTACCTGCGCCTCTACGTGTACGTTGTGCAATGCGGTTTGCTGCACGGTTGATTAAAACTGCAAGTGCTGCATGTTCGTCACCAACGAATGTAGCTGTACCAGATACTGCTGCTTGATCATATGTATCTGTACCTGTGCCTGCTAATGAGCTTAGGCTTGCTAGTACTTCTTGATCGATTTCAGCAGTAATTTCTTGTGCTAGAGCAGCCATAATTTCTGCTTCAACATCAATACCATGCTGTGACTGAGCGTCTTGAGCTGCTTCGAATGTCCAACGTGCGCTTAGTTTGCGTGTTTTCGCTTCGACAGTTTGCTTCAAGATTTGAATGCTTAGTCTGTTACCTGCTTCGCCTTCAAGCGCCGCAGTTGCATCTGCTTTTGCAGTTGTTGTGTTACCCGAGTATGCTTCAGCAATTTTGAATGGGCTTAGTGCTTCTTCACCTGCTGTTGCGCCTGATGCGCCTGAGCCTGCTGTGTCTGAATAACGCACACGTAGTGTGTGAATCTGACCAACTGGACCAGTCATTGGTTGTACACCAACTAGTTCATTTGCAATGACTGTTGGCATAACACGTCTGATCACTGGAAGGATCACACGGTTTAGTGTTGCGATGTTACCGGCAGATGTAGCACCAGCAGTTGCGGTTTCAGCCAAATACTTGCGAGTATTTTCTAGTGTTGAAGCCATTACTGCTTTCTTATTGCCTTGTAGGCCTTCAAGAAGTGCGCTTTTTGTATCGTGCCAGCGACTTTCTAATAGTTCTGACATTGGTTTCTCCTCTTTATAGTCCAGCAAGACGTTTTAAATCAATTACATTATGATCTACGTCTGCTTTGATGTCATTTGTTTGGGTTCTGTTGCCTGTTACTTCTTTTGCCTCTGCTAGTACTGCCTTCTTCTTCGCTGGAGTGTTACCGTCGATAACTGCCGGTAGGTATTTGTCAAACGCAGAACGAAGTCTGTCAGTTTGAACTGATTCCAGTAAGTCTACCATAATTTCACGCTGGTCTTTGCTCAATGGCGCAACCATATCGTTAATCGTGTCTTTGCGTTTTGCACTTTCTGTAATCATTTTATTTTGATTAGCCTGTGCTTCTGCAAGTTTAATTGCTTTAGCCGCTGCTTCTCTTGCTTCTGCTAGTTGCTTGTCTTTTGTACCAACAACTTTCATAAGTTTTGAAGTTTCACTCTTCTCGTTTAGATATGAGTGTTGATATTCGTTAGCAAATGCTTCGAATAACTTACGACCAAAATCATTTTCACGTGCTGCATCAATATCTTCTTTCAGTGCTGCAATCTCTTTTTTGAGACCTTTTGCAACTGTTTCTGATACTAATTTGGCACTTTTTTGAATAAAGTCTGTTTTAACTTTATTTACATGAGCTTTGCCTTCACGTACTAAGCGTACTTTTGTTTCGGCAAGATCTTTTTTGTCTTCGTAAAACTCTGCAATTTCTTTTGCAAGTGACTCAACTACAAACTCTTCTAGAGCAACAAACTTATCAGCCATTGCTTTTTGATCTGAATGTAGTTCTTTGATTTCAGTTGCTAGTTGTTCACTAACAAATGATTTCAATAGATTGGCATTTCTACGCTGTGCAATAGCAAATTTTGCTTTTGCTTCTGCTAATTGCTTGCGATCTTCTTGGAATTCTGCAATTTCTTCACTAAGTTTTTCAGTCATCATAGCATCAATGGCTTCAACCATTGTTGTTTTATCATGCTCATACTTTTTAGCAAATTCTTCACGTAGTTCCGCAGTCGCTTGTAGGCGATTTTCTTTCACCTTTGCGTTCCATGCTTCTTCTAGTTCTGTGCGCACTTCTTCCGATAGTGCTGAATTTTCGAAGAGTGATTTTAGTGCATCTAACATTTTGTATCCTCTCCTAGTTAGCGGAGTTTGTCTATTATATCTAATAGACTCTCTTTTAAGTATTTTTGTGCCTTTTTGTCGCCTTGAACTTCCCTTGATGTTTGGAACGCCCTATAACCGCCTCTGCTATTCATAAGATGTTCGTATATCGGTGTTGGGTATGCGCCTGGGGCGCTTGGTTGCGCCACAACGTCTACAGTGATAATTTCAAAATCTGATACTTCACCGTTACCGCTTTCGCTTACATTACCACTACCTCTCGATGAAACGCCTAGTTTAACGCTGCTTTCTAGCATTGTTTTAACTAATTGTCCCATCGGAGTTGGTAGAATTTTTAGTTTACCATAACCGTTTGGTCCATCCATCCACATTTCTGTAATCATATGGCTTACACGGTCTAAGTTGATGTTTAGTCCATCTGGATGATCTACTTCACCTAACACTGAATAGCCACCACTAATCTGCTCGTTGAGCGTGGTGACAGCCCTGCCAATCTCATTTACGGGATAAACACGCTGATTTGCGTTGCGTACTCCACCTTGGATACAAATACCTTTCATGAAAAGGTCTTTGCCCTCGTTGGCAGACTCAACAACCATTTTAGCAGCATCAAAACTCAAATGTTCGGCTAATAGTCTCATACTTCAGTCCTTACTTTGCTCTTTTTGGAGCACCATTTAAAGGTGAGCCTGCTGAACTATCTTGCTCAGGTGCTTTACCTTTTTTCTCGGCACCATGGCCGGATGTGCTACTCATGTTTGTAGCACCTTTAGCGCCAGGAACGTTTACGTTACCAGCGTTATCTTCTTTTGGGTTTTGGTCGTTTAGTGCAGAACCTTTTACTTTTGATCCTTTGCCTACTTCACCGTCATTTGCTGTATCGCCTTTTGCAATATTAGCGCTTGTTCCGCCCATGTTGTTTGGACCAGCTACAACTGATTTTGAATTGGCGCCATTGTCGCCCATTGTTGCAGATACTGTATCAACATATTCACGCATTAGTTCGCCTGCGCTTTTAGCACCTTCTTTAACTTCTTCGTCAGCTGCTTCTTCAACTTCTTCGTCGGCTGCTTCGTACGCTTCCATTTCTTCTTCGTCGTCGTCGTCGCCTTCTTCTGAATCCATGTCCATTGGCATATCCATGTCCATGTCCATATCGCCTTCGCCTTCGTCGCCTTCTTCGTCGCCCATCATAGCTTCAAATTCTGCTTTCAGTGCTTCTAGCTCGTCTTCTAGGTCTGCTACACGATCTTCAACGTCACCGTCTTCGTCGCCCATGCCCATGTCATCGTCGCCCATTTCTGGTTCCATATCCATGTCACCGCCCATTTCTGGCTCTTCGATGTCACCCATCATGTCGTCTACTGGGTCACCTTCTGCTACATCAAAAAAGTTTTCGTCAACTTCTTCGTCTGATTCATCTACTTCTTCATCAGTTGCTTCGTCTAGATCTTCTTCTGATTCATCTACTTCTTCATCTGTAGCTTCATCAACTTCATCATCAGTTGTTTCTTCTACTTCTTCATCTTCAAGTAATGATTCGTAAATATCTCTTGATTTTTCTACCACGATTTCGTGGAACAATGCTTCTGCACCTTCTCTGTCTTCATTGACGAGACGCTCAAGCATTTCTTCAAACTTATTGCGATCAGTCATGTCATTCTCCTTTATTGTCAAGGCTGTCTATTATATTTACACTTTTTAGAAAATATACGTGTAAAATGGGGTCAAAACGGCCCATTTTACGGATTACTGGAAATTTTTCGCAAAATCATCTACTGTGATATGCGATAAATTAGTTAAATCTTTGAGATGATCAGGAATATAATCATTCATAGACTTTATTATTCGATAGTATTTAGTCTTTGGAAACTGATTTATACACATCATAGTTTGTCTTTGCCAGTTGCCATAATAGGTTGCTCTATCATTTACACCTTTGTAATTTTTTGTGCCAGCATATACATTGTTTACAAGTTCTTGTTTTTCACCTAGACCAACATAATCAAAGCCTAATATGTATATTACTTTATGCCCGTGTTGACTTGCAAGTAATAATGCTGTTGGACCACTGCTCCATCCTTTGTTAGGTTCCATAATTTTAATACCTGGAGTACGTTCAGTAAGTTTATTACGATTACTCCATACATTATTTTTTGTTTGATATTGTGTTGTGCTTATTTCAGTAATCATTTTAGTATCAACACAAACTAAATGATCTGGAGCATACTCTCTAAATAGAGCATTGCACCCATATACTGTTCCATATTTTTTAAAATTATGATGATTTATTTCTTTGCGACTAGTACCGTTGCCTAATACAAACGCTATTTTTTTGACCATTAAATTCCACCAGCTGCTGCCTGTGCTGCTAATCCATACATTTGTCTAATGTAGTTTAAATCTTTAGCTTTTTGATCTCTGTGGGCATCGCTGGCCTTGCGGGCACGATTGATATCTTTAAGAGTTAAACGACTTTTACGTTCATCATCAACTTTAATCACATCGGTATCGTTTTGAGGATCATATGTTTCATCCTCTTCGGGTTCCATTGTTTCTTTGTTAAAGTAATATAATTCTCTTAGTATCATGTTAGTATTTATATCGTTTGTGCTGTTTCTTCGCCACCTAATGCACCACCGCCTAGATCATCTTCTGTATTTGTACCCGGTGCTTCTCCAGTTCCACCATCAATGCCACCTAGGTCACCACCTAAGTCGTCTTCTAAGCCACCTAAGTCTCCTGCAAGGTCAGCACCGCTAAGTCCTGCACCACGCATTTCACCTGCCATATCATCTGAAACTAGATCAGTTAGGTTTTCATCGTTTTCTTCTAACCATAGACGTTCATTCTCAGCAATCTCTTCTTCACTAAGTCCTAGGAAGCGTTTTAGTGCAAATCTATTTGAAATATATGGAATTGCTGCCATACCTGTAAATGTACTAATACGATTGTTATCAAGTTCTGCTTGTCTATATGCTGCAAAGTTCTGCGGAGGTGTTAGCCTCAAGTCAAACATACTAAAGTCTACGTTTGCGCCTTTGCTTTGTAGGAATAGTTTGAATTCTTTGTTGAATTCTTCTTCAACCATGGATTGCAAACGTTCGCAATATTTGTTAAAGCGTAATTCTTGAATGTAGGCTGTGCCCACACGTCCATCATTATATTGTGAAGCACCGTCATCTGCTCCAGTTGGTAAGTACGAACTTGGGATACGTAAGCCGCGTACCAACTTATTAGTAAAGTATCTAAGGTCATCAATCTCTCCTAGGTTAGTACCGCCTGGTAGAGTTTCAACTTTAGAGCCACGCCCTTCAGCAGTTTGTGGAAAGAAGTAGTCTTCGTTGATTGACAGTGGATTATATGAACTGTCTATGACATTTGTGCCGCCACCTGTCTTGGATGGGATTCGTCTTTGGTGTATTTCCGTTTTAACACGCTCCACAAACTGCATAGCAAGGTGTGAAGGCATGTTGCCCACATCAACGTAGAATACTCTGCGCTCCGGCGCACGTTGGACACGATAGATAATAATCGCATCTTCTAATAATTCTTTTTGTTTGTAAACTTTAAAAATGCTTTCAAGCAAACTGTTACCAAATGGATAGTTTTGGTCTAGTCCTTCACTCATACTCAAATGCAATACGTGATTAGCATCTACATAGGTTTCGTCGTGTTCTTGTGCAAATCTACTGGTGTTACCACTTGGTGTATGATTACCACCTGTCATACCTTGTTGCTTGACTTGTTGATAACCGTTAGTGCCGCCTGGTCCATAGCTGTTTTGTGTGTTCAGTGGTGTTGCTTCTAATGCTTCAAACGCAAAGTTTAGATTTTTTACAACATATTGCTCAGGCTTTTTGCCTTCACTTTCGTTTACAATAATTTTTGTAACTTGACTAGGATCAACATGGAATAGTTTTTGTGTCTCTGGATCTCTAATAAAAAATTGATCGCCATATTTAAATGCATTACGTATTGTTCTAAACATACGTGTTTCAAATTGATTTAATTTACACCACTGTTGTAAGTATTGTCCAATTACCTGAACTTCGCTATTAGTTGGCGAACCTTTAAAATCAATGTTAAAATGTGTATCGTTTTGTTTATTCTTTTGCGTACAAAACTCTGCAAGAATATCTAATGCAGCATTTACTTCACTGTCGCTGTCCATTGTGTTGTATTGATTATAACGTTCGATTCTATTAGGAGAACCAACATATACATCTGGAAGGTGTGAGGAATAGTTAGCAGCAGCAGGGCCAACGCCGTTGTTGCCTTTTAAACTAAATGGTGAGTAACTACCATTTCTATTATCCGCAGTTGGAACTGGGGTAAAGTATTTTTTCCAACTCATTTATACACCTCTCAACATATTGCCTGTAAGGCCTTTTGTAGCTTTCATTGTTTTTCTTTGTGTGCCCACTGCCATATTTTCTACTGAAATCAATTGTCCTAATAAGTTTATCATGGTATCTAATTTATCACCATTCATATTTTGACTTTGGGCTGCACTAGTAGTACTTATGCTATTTGCCACATTTGATTGCACTTCTTGAACATTACTATCCAGTGATCTAATGCTTTTCATAAGTGTTTGCATAACACCCATACTGGTTTTTGCACTCATTACATTTGCTGGACCTGAAATAAATTCTGGGCCTGCTTCACCTACTAATCCATAACCGCCTTGCGGAATAGATCCACCTTCAGCAAATCCTCCTGTAAAACGTCTGCCACCTTGTTGCGATTCTCTAAATCTTTCTATTGCAGCATTTGTATGTTGTTGATTTTGTCTTAGTGTCTCAACTCCTTGTGCTGCACGTTCAGCTGCTTCTCGTGCTGCTTGCATAGGAGGATCCATTGCAGTAAATCCTTGACTAGTTAGTTCTGCAACTCTTGCATTTGCTTCTGCTAATCTTTCTTCTGCGGTGGTAATTCTTGCAGTTGTTTGTTCACCTTCTTCGGCAATCGATGCTGCTGTATTTTGGGAAGCAGTTTCAGTTGCTGCAACAATGTCTTCACCGTTTTGCCCTAATGTAGTTTGCATCCCTTCTAAATAATTATTGCGTTCAACATCTCTGTTTGCAGCAGCATCTCTTGCATCTTCTGCACCAGCAATATCAAACAGTGCATCTACACCTTTGTTTATACCTGCGGCAATTTCTCCTGCACTAGGCATAGCAGCTGATATCCTATCTAATGCACCAATAGCAACATCTTCAATTTTGCCAATTGTATTTTCCATTACAGCAGTAGAAACTTCACGTAGATTTTCTTGCATGTCAATAGTTCTGTCAAAAATACCTGTAACTTGCTCCATTTGATGAACTTGTTGTTCTTGGATTTGATTACGCATTTCGGCTTCGGCTTCGGCAGCAGTTTGACCTGCTCCTTTAGTCGAATCAATTGCATTTTTATAATCGTATGCTGCACCACTTGCATCTGCAAATGCATTGGAAATGCTACTTACACC